GAGAGGCCGACCATTTTATTCTTGATAAAGATGGTCAGTGGGAATTGCACGTATCAAAGACTCTAGATAGTCAGAAGCGGCCACGTTACACGCTTGATAAGTGTACGCCAGCCCTAGAATCAATTATGGGCGATATCGAGGAGATGGACTTTTCGGTTAACGTGAAGCCACAAGGTCGAGGCGCTAACAAGGCGCTTGCTCTACTTCGTGAGGGGTTGATTCGCACTATTGAAAATGAGTCTCGCGCTGTGAATATATACCGTAACGTTGCCCGTCGAATCATTCGCCGAGGCTTTGACGCGATAGAAATCAAAGCGAAGTATGTTGATGAGTGGTCGTTTGAGCAAGATATAATAATCACATCGATACCCAACGCAATAAACCGCGTTTGGTTTGATAACACATCAACAGAACAAGACGGATCAGACATACAAAATGCCTATGTTCTTACATCAATGTCAATGTGTGATTATAAGGAGCAATGGCCAAAAGGTAGCGGCGTGAGTGTTAGCGACGCAGATACGCATCAGCAGTATGAGGAAAACTATCAGCCGGAAGTGATCACCGTTGGGAAAAAGTATTACCGAAAAAGTAATCGTGCTGAAGTGCTACAGATGAGCAATGGAGAGGTTATTGAGAACAACGAAGAGAACCAAAAAACCATTAAGTTATTGACTGAGAATTACGGAATTTTTATCAAAAACCGTAAGATGGTAGACAATTTCAAAGTTTATTGCCGTTACTTTGATGGATCTGGTTTCCTTGAGAAAGAGCAAGAGACAGTATTCACTTCAATTCCTATCGTTCCATTTTATGGAAACCATGAAATTTTAGGGCACAACTCAAAGCTAACTTATTCAGGAATCATCTTAAAACTAATGGATGCGCAGCGAATTCATAACTACGCCACATCGCGCGAAGTTGAAGAGGGCGCACTTGCTCCAAGAACTAAATTCTGGATGACAAAAAAACAAGCAGTCGGCCACACTAAAGAACTGGCAACGATGAATATTAACTCTAACCCAGTTCAGTTCTATAACCACGATGATCAAGCTCCAGCCCCTTACCAATCTGGCGCGAACCAAGTAAACCCACACCTCTCTATGATTTCGGCACAAATGGCTCAGAACATCTCGCAACAAGCTAGTGTATCCGACTCAATGAAAGGTGACTTGCCAACCAGAGCATCAGAAGATGCTATTAGGCAGCTAATCAGCAGAGGACAAGCATCAACGCGCAAATGGGTTAACTCGCTTACTATTGGCATTGCTCGCGTTGGTCACATCATTAATGAGGCAATACCAGTTGTTTACGATACAAAACGAGAGCTTCAAATTACGGGTATTGATGGAATAGAAGCGCAAGAGATTGTTAATCACACACTGTTTGACACTCAGACAAAACAGCCTGTTATCAATAACGACTTAAATCAAGGTAAATATAAAATAACATGTGAAGCTGGCCCTGCATTCTCTAACCGTCAAGAGGCTGGATTAAACGCACTGCTTGAATATGCGAAAGTTGACCCTTCAATCGTGCAAATTGGTGGGGATATCATGCTAAAATCAATGAATGCGCCTCTGGTCGATAAAATATCAGAGCGCAAACGCGACAAAATGCTGGAGGCTGGCTTAATACCTCCTGAGCAAATGACACCAGAAGAGCAGCAGAAAATGCAGCAACAAGCGCAGCAGGCTCAGGCTAACCAGCAAAATGATCCTAACACAATACTCGCAGAGGCTGAGCGTTTGAAAGGCCAAGCGGAATTAGTGAAACAGCAGCGCGAAGTTGGAAAGCTTCAATTGGAGTCAGGAAAGCTACAGTTAGACGTTGAAAGAATGCAAAACGAAAAAGTTAAACTTTCTCAGGATTTACAAAATAGCCATATGGATAACATGGGTAAAGCTGCCGACATTGACAAGACTGTCGCAGATACCGCGCAATCATGGGCTAAAACCGATGAGTTACAAGGTAACGCCAGAAGCAAGCAGATTGAAAATCTTGAGAAAATTACGCCGCAGGTCACTATTGTTGCCCATAATGATCAATAGAATAGAATAGAATTTATGACTCATTTGCACGAATAAACCCATGCGGTTATAATTGAATCAATCCGTACGCGACGGTATCGCGGCCTAAATTCACCTTAGGGGTGCACAATGCAAGAAGATGCAAACACACAGCAACAGAATGATGAAATCGTTATGCCAGGCCAGCTAAACGAATCGCAGGAAGTTGTCGTAGACTCTGACTCATCAACAGATAGTGGAGAAAACCACGAAGAAAAATCAAATTCGTTTCAAGACCGTATTAACAAGGTAACGGCTGATAAGTACGCAGAGCAGCGCCGAGCGAATGAGCTACAAAATGAGTTAGACAAGCTAAAGGCTAATCAAAACTCAGCTCCAGTAGCTCAGGCCAGTGTTGAAAGCGAACTTAAATCCCCTGAGATTCCAGAGGACATTTTTGACGATGAAGCAATGCGAAAGTATCACGCCGAAACGTCAGAATATAACCGAAAGGTGGCATCGTCAGAGGCAAAGGCAGCCCTTGAATATCAACAACAGAATCAGTTAAAGAAGCAACAGGAACAGAAACAGCAAGAAGTCATCAATACTTACGCTAGTAACGCATTGCGAGATGGTGTTGATATTGAGAAGCTTCAGGTTGCTGAAAAGACGGTTATGGATTCAGGAATTAGTGGCGAGCTTGCTAACTATCTGCTATCTGAGCCAAACGGCGGCAAGATTGTTGAATTCTTGCACGACAATCCTGAAACGCTGCATGATATCGCTAGAATGGACCCAATTAGTGCGGGCATTAAAATTCAAAGTGAAATCAAGCCTGTTGTTACTTCTTCAACGTCTAACCTATCAAGTGCGCCCGCGCCACATACTGAAGTTCGTGGTGGTGGTGTTCATGAGCAGGATGAGTTTGAAAAAAATTACCCCGGTGTAGAATTTATTTAAGGTGAATTAAAATGGCAGTACAAAATAACTTTCAAAGTAATACCAACAAGAAACTATTAAAGTCTTTTATTAAAGGTTTCGAGTCTTCTACGGTACTTACAAACACAGTTTCGAAGCAGCTAGTAAACGAGATTGATTCTTCTACTGGCGGCACTCCCGGCGCTGGCGACCCTGTTGCAATGAAGCGTCCTACTCAATATGTCCCTCAACGTAGTCCAGACGGTGATATGTCTACGAAAGACAAGAACCCTATTCGAACTGGTAAAGTTGTTGGTAACGTGTCTGAAAATGGTTACATCACTGTTTTTATTGAGAACACGCAAGTTGAAGAAGCGCTAGAGGCTGACCAACTCGATCAATTGATGCTGCCTGTTGCTGAGGACATGGTAGTTGAGTGTGAATCAGAGCTTGTTAAGTTCATGACAAAGAATGCAGCCCTAGTTACTGGTAACGCTGACACTGCAATCAATAAATGGTCAGACATTGCCAATGCTGGCGCTCTATTTAAAGAATCTGGCGCTCCAGCTGGTAAAAAGTATGCTGCAATTAACTGCTTTGATGAAACGGTTTTATCTGACCTTCAGACTCAATTAGGTGTGAACCCAAACGTAAATGAAGCATGGGCAGGCGCGGTAGTTAAAGAGCGTTTCGCAGGACTAGATCAAGTTCTTACAACTAACAACCTTGATGAGTACACGAGTGGCACAGAATCAGCAGGGTTGACGCTTAGCGCGACACCTTCTGCAAGCTATACGACTTACAAAGACTCTTACCAGATGACGCTTTCTATCACTGGCGCAACCGTTGCAACTGGTACGCTTAAAGCAGGCCAGCAATTGCAGTTTGCTAGTTCATTGCTGCTAAACCTTCGCAACCGTAAAATCGTTCGCAAGGCTGGTAATGGCGTTCCAATCACCCTAACCGTTCTTCAAGATGCAACGGCAGATGGCAGCGGAAATATGTCTGTTCTTGTTTCTGGAGCTGCAATCAACGAAACTGACGTTGATGGAGCATACAACACAGTAAGTGTAGCGCTTCAATCAGGTGATGCAGTAACGGTATTGGGAACGCCAGAGACCACATATCGTCCAGCCCTATCTTATTGTGAAGGATTTGTTGGTATGGGTTCAGTTGTGCTCCCTAAGTTGCACGCTCTTGATTCGATGATTGTGAATCATAAAGGCATGTCAATTCGTATGCACAAATTTTCTGATGGTACGAGAAACATCAATAAATATCGTTTTGATCTTCTCCCAACATTCGCATGTTTCAACCCATTCTGGGGAATGCAGATGTTCGGTAGCTAATCCGACTAGCGTTATCATTGAGGGGCGACAATTCGCCCCTTTATTTTTATGGGGGAAATTATGCAACATCTATCAATGTTCAAATACTGCGAGAGTGAATTGGGCTATATTCAATGTGTGATCAAACAAGATTTTAAATCTGAAATGGAAAAGCTAGGTTTCGTTGACCACATCGACAAAGTGAAGAAGCCGACTACAAGAAGTAGGAAGAAAAAAGATGATTCGGAAAGTTGATATAGTTAACGGGGCGTTCGCGTATCTAGTCATATGGGGAATAACATCAAGTCCTACACCCGAAGACATAACTCTAGGGTTAAACGTTCTCGATGACATGGCATTGCAGCTAGAGAGCGAAGGTTTGCTTACTGGATATAAACCGCCGACAGAGTACGGGAACAGTGGTGCCAATGATGATTCTGGGCTTGATGATTGGATGGGCGGCGCGTTCAAGAAGATTTTAGCGGCTGAGATGACAAATCATTTTGGCCTGCCTTTAACCCAAGCAATGGTCATTTCATATCAACAAGGTATGGACGCATTAACCCACGCGCTTGTTCAAGTTCCTAACGCACAAAACCCCGGCACCCTACCGAAAGGCAGCGGAAACGAGTGGGGATACTGTGACAACAAATTCTACAGCGAGCCAGCCGATACGCTGGACACTGAAACCGACGGATCAATCGACGATTTAACACTTGATAACTCAAATAATACGTTCATAAACTCAGATTGTTGAGGTAGATATGACAACTATAAACAGACTAACGAATAAAGAAGTACCCGTTGATAATGACTTGATAGCAATCTGGGACAGTCAGGCAGGCCGAACAAGAAACACCTCCTTTGCAGGAGCTGGGAGTTTGCTGTTTGGTGATGTGAATCCAGTCGTGAATGTCTCCTATTCTGCACCTAATTTAGTAATAACCTACTACAACGGAACCACCAAGAATATCGATATATCATAACTAAATGGAGGTTACACAATGAGTTTTATAGTTAAAGGTCAGGACGGTACAACCATAGCAAAAAATGCCTACGCAAATAACTTACTGCACGATGTAGCAATTCTAGCCGCTGGTGCAACTGGCGGCACTCTTACCATTCGTGGGAAAAAGCCCGGATCTCAGTTTTTTGAAGAAATCCCAGACGGGACAATTGACCTTTCATCGGCCGAATCAGTTCAATTCACTGGGGCTGTTCAAGAATATGAGTTCATTCTAGAATCTTTTGCTGGAACGGGTGATATTAGAATAACTGACACATCACAGAGGTCGTAGCAATGGCGAAAGGATATATTAGCGGGATAGGTGATTCTACACTAAATCCGAATGATTCAGCATACGAAAAGCAGGTTATTGTTAGGAAGGCATCAGACTTTGATCAGCCGTTAAAGGATGGATTTAACTACTTTCTAGATGGCGTTATTGATCTCACAGGTTCAGGCGTTAGTTTGAAGTTAGTAAATGATGGAGTTTCCAGCATCTCAGGCTACAACTTAAGAACGTCTGGATTAATCTGCGACGACGACAATTACACTCTTTTTGAAAATGACGGATCGAGCGCTGGACGATTATTTATAAATAATTTCTATATTCAGACTGGTGGAACAAATTCACAAGTTTATGATATCGAAGCAAAAAATGGCACAGAAGAAGTTGTAATAAATAATATTTTATATTTGAGTTGTAGCAGCTTGGGCACAATAAGCGGCTACTCTCAAGCACTAGAACAGGACACTTACAGGGCTAGTGGAACTCCAGAGCTGACCTTAGACGGATCTTGGTCTAACGGCTATTTTATAGATAACAGTCTAGGATTACAGCTTACAAATGGTAATTACTTCATCTATAAGGCAGGGCCAAGCTTCTCAATGGCCTCGAGATTTAGAAGCAATCAAAACATAGATTTGAGATCTAATATCGGCTTTCTTGACTTTGAAAAGTCAAACTTTACAAATGACAACCTGTTACAGCTAACTGATTGCATAATCTCAAGAAATGGGAGCTTTGACCCAGAGGATTCAACAATCATCCCCAACATATCAGCGGCGGACGCTGAAACTTTATTCACTAACTGCGTAGGAATACAAAACACGCACGCAGGCGGTAAAATTACAGTATCAACAGAAGCGGCCACGCCTATCTTGACTGTTACTGCTTTTTCAGAGCTCGAAGGAACATTCACTTCGTCAGACTTGCAACACTTTTCTGCATCCTCAGACCCAACAATCCCGACACTAACAAATGACGCAACAAACCCAACGGAATTCACAATAATTTTGGATTTGACGCTAGAATCTAGAGCCAATGATGAGGTAGAAATTAGATTTAAAAAAACTACCGCGTTGGGAGTTGTAACGACCTTTGGCAATCAAGCCAGACAAGTAAATAGCTTAGTTGGCGGACGTGATGTTGCTTTTTTTAACTCGACAGAAAACGTAATACTGAACAAAGGTGAATCAATCACCATAGAAGTTACCAACAACACGACTATAAATGATGTGACCGCAGAAGTCGGTAGCTCGATGTTGATCAACAAGAGATAGAAAATGCCCCTTCAATGAGGGGCTTTAAGCGACCATTCACGTTGAATGATGCTTTGTACTTCATTGACGAAAGTATATCAAAGAGACACGCGGAGATGATTTTATCTAAGCATAATTTTAGCGTTTAAATGGAGTAACAAAATGACACATAAAACTTTACACAAACAGGCTAATAGGGGTAAACTTTAAGGTGTAGTGTGGTAGCTGCTGATAGGCAAAAGTAATTCGGGTTTATAAATTCTGGTCTTAGTGTTCGTGGGTAAACTACCACTTATGCTTTTGCCAGCCCTGAGTTGCTAGGGTCAGAATTTATGAGCCCTTTTTTGTGTCTGAAACAAACCGTATTCCTTGTGGGTCGGTAAAATTACAAAGACTTCATTTTGTTCTTTGTTTAGCGTAAGAGCTACAGACACAATTCCTTTCACAATTCCATTCTGCTAGGTCTTTCTGGCGCACTTTACCCTATCAAACTAAATGCGAACAATTTGAAAATCGGTGCTAATCAATACAACTTTGAGACCGAGATAAAGCAGGTTTACATGGTGGTTATCATCACGCAAAAAACGAATTGGGTCACTCCAAGTTTTTAACCTAGTAAGTTAAGCGTTTTGTGATATACGGGCGACATCCTAAACTGTTCTGCATATTGAGATTGATTAGAATACACCAAAAGGCCTTTTAAAGTGACATACCACCATTAAAGGTCTAATGATACTAATGGAATTTAAAAATGAAACGATTCAGATACTCACTACACAGAAACTCACCAGCGATTAGAAACATGATTAAAAACGTTAAACGTGATGGCTATTTTTTCAGGGATGGCAGGAAATACAAGCTAATCAACGCAAGAAAAGAAGGCGTTAACATTCACTTAACTATAGAGAAAATTTAACCGCCATAGTCTCGGTTTTTTGTGTCTGTTTTTTAATCTAGCATTCTCGGTGTATACTTTACCTATACATTTAAAAGGATTAATCATGGCAGATACTCTACTACCACTTGTACGCGGCGACTCAATCAAAGAAGCCGACTACCGCGACAATCTACCCCAAAACATGTACACCGTCATGAAAGAAATTCGTG